TCACTTGACCCTCACAAGCGGCGCCGCCCGCTCTAGCTTCCGCCGCCGCGCCGCCTCCTCCAGGCGCTTGCCAGCCGCCACCACATCGCGCTCGGCGACGATGTCGTAACGTCGGTACACCGCCTCGGTCTTGTGGCCGCTGATCGTCATCGCCACGTGCCGTGGAATGCCCTCGCGCTCAAGGTTCCGTACTGCGCTGCGCCGCAGGTCGTGGAACAGCAGCCCCGGCAGCCCGGCGCGAGCACAAGCGTCCCGCCAGCCCGGAAGATGATTGTCGACTGGACGTCCGCGCGCGCCGTGAAAGACCCACGGGCAGCCCGCCGGGCACGTCTCGCGCTGCCGGTCGAGCCAGTGCCGCATGTCGCCGTAGACCGGCAGCGTGCGCGGCTGCTTGTTCTTTGTGGACTCACCCGACAGTCGGATCAGGCCGGCCTCAAAGTCCACCTGCGGCCACTGGAGCAGCCGCAGTTCGCTTTTGCGCGCTCCGGTGTGGAAACCACACACGAGTAACGCCTTCAACGACAGCGGCAGTTCCTCGAGCAGCGTCTCGTACTGGTCCTGCTCGATGAATCCCTGCCGAACGTTGCGCTCCTCCAGCTTGCGAATCACCGGCGGCCGATGTACCAGTGGCGGCTCAGCCTCGTAGCCCAATTGCAGACCGCGCCGCACGATGGCCAGTTCGCGGTTGATCGTGGCGTCGGATGCTCCCTCGACTCGGCGCGCCGCCACGTACTGCCTCACCTGCGCCGCGCCGAACCGCGAGACTGGCAGCTTGCCCAGGCGCGGCTCGATGTGCTTCCGGTAGCGCCATTCGACGTGTGCCGCGTCCCGCAGCCGCCGCAAGCGGTTGTCTTCAATGACAAGCTGGCACAAGTCCGCAATCGTGGCCCGCTCCGGCCCGCCGCGCCGGCCCGCCGCCACCTCGCCGATGCGCTGCTTCAACAGGTTCGCGGCGTCGGCCTTCTCCGTGAAACCGCTCGATTCCTGCACCAGCGAGCCACGGACGTAGTATTGTATCCACCAAACTCGTCCGCGCCGGTAGAGCGTTCCGCTGCCTCGTTTGTGGGTAGCCATAGCGTTCTGATCCTACCTCGTCTTGCGCATTGCAATCCAGAGGTCTAGGTCGTCGCGGTCGAGGTGCACCCGCGACCCTTCGCGCACTGCCCGCAGTGCGCCGGACGCGATCAGGTGGCGCACCGCCTTAGGCGTGCGGCCAATGTAGGCGGCCGCTTCAGCCACAGAGAGCAAGCGTGGCGCGTCGGCTTGGCGCAACCGCGCCAGCACGCGCGTGGCAATGGCATCCGCCAAAGCGTCCAGAGCGGCATTTCCCGTGGTTCCGGCTTCCATTGAGAGTCTCGCTGATTATCGGCTTCGCCCTGACGTTTCGCCTGCGCTCGCGCGCTTGCGGCAAGTACCTTGGCGCTTGGTCCCCGGGTTTGTGTCGCGTTGCGGGTCGCCACCGGGGTCCTGGGTTGTCATGACCGCGCCGCGCTCGTGCGCTGGCGCGAAAGCATCAAACATTCCTCAAAAAGCGGAGCGCGGCGCGCTGACGAAACGTCGCGCCCCCAGACCGCCGTGGGCGTGCGTCCAGCGCACGCGGGGGAGGCGGTCACCAGGAAAGGAGAGAAGCCCGGCCCCCGCCGCGGGGAAAGGAGGAACCCGCGGCTTAAAAAAAACTCGATGCCCGATTGCCGGAAACGTTCGGCTCGGGGGCGGCGGGATGCCGCCCCGGTTCGAGGTTCCACCCTTCCGGCTTTTCGGGCCGGAAGATCGTTAAGTCGCTGGTCCGGCCAGGCCGTGAACGCCCAACTTCACGCGCACGGTGGTCGCGCCCGAAACTTTCGCGCTCGTTGCCGCACCCGCCAAGGGCTTGCTGCCCGTCCCGGCGGTCTTGGTCAGGTAGTTGTTCGCCGCGTCCAGATACAGCAGGTCGCCCACGCTGATTTCGTCGGTCGATTTCGCCGGCAACTCGAACACGCCGGCCGTGACGATTTCCACGGGCTCGCCGGCCGCCTGCGTCGTGCTCGCCACGCCGATCAGCGCGCCGATGCAGACCAGCTGCCCGCTCGTGACCCCGCCCACAGGCGCGGGCACGGTGATAGTGTTTCCCGGTTGAATGTAGTTCGTCATCTCAGAGTCCTCTCTTTGTTTGAATCGTGAAAAGCCTATTTTTCGGAGATTCCAATCTGGAAATCTCCGCGTCAATCGCCGCGATCGCCCGTTGGATCGTGGACGGGTCGTGGTGCTCAATAACTAGGTCGCCCGCCTGGAGGCGCCGCGGCGATGCCAGCGACGCCACCAGTCGCTCGCGCTTGGCGAGCAATTCCTCAAGGGTCATGGCTACGCGTTCCCCTTGTAGGCGCCACGGAAGTCAATGCCACCAGCGCCGAAGTCCAGGCGCGCCCGGACTTCCACGCCGTCCACATCGAAGCCGTTGCGCGTTTCGATGCTCACGCCCTCGAAGCCGGCGAGATAGGCGAATTCGATGCAGGGCAGCACGGCCGGATCGGCGAACACGTACCACGCCGTCGCGGAAATCACCGAATCAAGCCGCGGGTCAACCACGAGCGTCAACTTGTTGGTTCCGCCGAACGGGTTCACGTTCGCCGCTTGCGCGGGATAAATCGTGCTCAGGTATTTTTCTGCCGAGTTCTCCAGCGCGGCGGGAACCAGCAGAAATTTCGGCGTGGCGTTAATCGGGGTCACGCCGTCCATGCCCTTCATGGTGCGCAACGCCAGCCGCGCCGCTGCCAGTGTGGCATCGCTGATTGCCGCGCCAGGGCTCGCCAGATTGCCGTGCGCCGCGTCGAAAATCGGCTTGCCATCGGCGAGCTTCGGCCCCGCTTTCGAGTTTTCGGCCAGTTTCTTGGCAAGGAACATGTTTTCGAATTCCTGCGCCGCCAAGCCCCAGCCCGACGCGATGTCGGCCAGCAAGCCTAAGTCGTCATTGATGACAAGCTGCCGGCTCATGCCGAACACCCTGCCGAACGTGGACACGCTGTAGCTTTCCTTGCTGTCCACGATAGAACCGCGCGTGAACTCGCCGTTCTCGGTGACCTTTTCCAGCGTCGGCAGCTCGCCGCGACGAATCAGAGTACGGCCCTTGAAATCGGGATGCGATGCGCCGCGCTTGCAGACCACCTTCAGGCCGCTCGGCGCCGTCTGGTAGCTTTGCGCCACGGCTTTGTTTGCGAACGTGCTCACGACATTCGCCAGGTCGCTGGTCGTGTTCAAGCTGCGCGTGATGACTTCGGCGTCGCTGCCGAAGGTGTTCAGCCCGCGCAACCGTAGCAACTCGCGCGCTACGTCGGCCATACGCCGGCCCACGAACGGCCGCGCCTGTTCGCTCGGCTTGTACGCCGGGTCGATGCGGCAATACAACGCTTCGCCGGCCGCCCGCGTGACATCTTCCGGCGCCTGCTCGCGGGTCACTACGGCCGGTTGCCGGTTGTCGATGGCCGGCGTGTTCTTCGCCGCCTCGCGAATGATCGCCGCACGCGCATCGTCCACAGAGACGTTGCGCTGAATCAGGTCGTCCGCAAAGGCGGTCTGCACGCCCACGGCGGCAGCGATCCCGCGGATTTGAGTCTGCAATTCTTCGTTCATGTTCTGTCCTCTCACTCTCGCCCCCGCGTCTGCCGCGAGCGGCGTAAAACTGATTTCCTTCGGGGTCCACCGGGTCGCCGTCTTGATGCGCGTCCCATCGGACCGCTTCTCGGTCTGCCACGTTTGCACGGTGTAGCCCGCGCTCACGCTGCGAATAATACCCGCCTGCACGTCGGCCGCGATCCCCTGCACTTCCGGCCGTTCGGAAAACCGGATCGTCGCCACGCCGCGCTTGCCATCCACCGCCGCCGTTTCGACCACGCCAAGGATGGCGCGCACGCCGCTGAACCGGTCGTGATTGTCGAGCACCGGCCCGCCGATCAACTGCGACAGGTCCACGGCTGAGGGGTCCATGCTCAACCGCTCGATGTAAGGCCCCTCGAAGTCACTGCGCTCGACGTCGGCGCCCGTCGAGAACACTACCTGCACGGTGCGCTGCTCGGTGTCGAAGCTCGACGGCTCGAACGCCGCCGTGCGCGTGAGAATTTCACTTGCCATTTTTCAACCTCCTCTGCTTCGCCGCGCGCAGGCGGCGGAAAACCTCCTGCTCTGCGATGGCGCGATCACTTGCGTTCGGGCTGCGCCGCGACAAGTAGCACAAATCGCCGAACTCCAGTTCGCACGGCCGGCAGCCTTGCCACTTGCCGTGCGCGAACTCGGGCGGGATGTTTGGAAATTGCTTGATCATTGCTCCTCCTGCGCGGCCGCCGGTTGCTCCTGACCCTGGCCCTGCAAGGTCGTGCGCCGCGGGTCGGAATCGAGCACCAGGCCCAGCCGGTCGGCCCGCGCGTTGTCGCCCGCGATCTCGGCGTCGATGTCCTCCACGCGCCAGCCCGCCTGCGCGACGATTTCAGATCGCGAGCAGAAGCCGGCGCGTACACGCTGAATGTCGGCGAGCACTTCCGCCCGCTGGTCGAGCATCTGAACCACCGGGCCGATCCACCGCGCGACCTCGGCGTCGCCCCCGATCACTCCCAGCGCACGCGCCAGCGCCGCCCAGCGCCGCACGACGGGTTCACAGAACTGCGGCACGAGCAAGCCGTACTGGATCGCCTCCACGGTGCGCCGGAACTCCAGTAGGCCCGCGCGGCCACTGGCGAAGGTCACTTGGCTCAAGTCGGTGCTCAGCAACTCGTAGGGAACGCCCGCGCCCGCCGCGATGCGGCGCAACTGCGTCTTCACGAACGGGTCAAATTGATCCTCGATGCCCGGCGGTTGCGCGAACTCGACTTCCTCGCCCGGCTGCAAACGGCACATGCTGCCGGGTTCCAGGGTCGGCGTTCCCGTCGGCGTCGTCGTCAACGGGTTCGAACCATCGGATGTGCGCACAAACCCCGCGAACAACGCCGCGATCTTCGACTTGATCAAGGCGCTTTCGAGGTACTCGCTAAGCTCGCGCAAAGGCAACAACACGGGCGCGAGCCAGCTCTGCCCGCGCTGCGCTCCGGGCGCCACGGGGCGAAAAATGTGCAGGCAGTCCGTGGCCGGCACGAACACGCTGTTCAGGTCCGCGCCGCTCAGCGCGGGGTTCTGTTTGAACAGCCAGTACCCTTCGGGACGCAGGCCGCGGTAACGGATGCCGGCGTAGGTCACGGAGTCCGCGCGGGACGTGTCCAGGAATTCCGGCCCCAATACCTGAAGCCGAAGCGGCACGCCACCCGACTCTTCATCGAGCACGAAGCGCACGAACGCTTCGCCGCTCTTGATGATCGTTTCGAGTACAAGCGCGCCCAGCCCCGTCCAATCCATTCGGCCGCTGGCGTCGGGGTCGCGAGTCCACGCTTGCCACGCCGCCTGAGTGGTCTTGTCGCGGAACTGCGGGTTCAGCGCCGACGCGCCCCATGCCGCGTTGGCCAGGCAGTCAACGATGCGCCGCGCCAGTGGATTGTTTCTGTACTCGCCCTCACTGCGGGCGCGAACCAGTAGCGGGTTGTCCACCCAAGCATTGACGGCCGCCGGCGGCGCGTTCCAGCCCGCCAACCGGTTCCCGCCGCCGGCCGCGTCCCACAGCGCGGAGCGCTGGCGCACTTCCGCCGTCCGGCCCAACAGCCGGTCAAAAAAATTTCGAATGTTCATGAATTTAGCCCTCGTTGAAGACCAAACGGCGATGCTCATACAGTGGCGCGGTCACTGCGACGCCTGCGGCGTCGCGCACCGGCGCGCGGCGCCAGGTACGGCTTCCGCCGAGCCAGCCCGCACCCCGAGCGGCTTTCGCCTGAACGCGCCGGATGCGACGCCGGTTGCCAATCGCGAAAAAAGCGCCGCTTCGCAAGGCGGTCGCCACCGATTGGAATCCTTCATCGCGGGCCGTTACCGTCAAAAACGGCACACCAGCCGAATCGCAAACTTGGACGGGTTGCTCTTGCTCAAGCAGAATCGAGAGCGCTTCCTCGCCTTGAACTCGCATCTATCGGTCCTCAACTCGGATGCCGCGTCGTTCCAGGAAAGAAATTACCTTCGGAACCGACGCCTCGATGAACGTCGCCACGTCGAATTCGAGACGATACCAGTCCTTCGGCGGCCACTCGCCGCGAACATACGCCTCGTTGCGCGTGAATGCCTCCCGAACCGGCGGGTCGTCCCAATGATCCAGCTCGAACTTCCACGAAGGCGAGGTCAAAAAAAATGGCTCTGGACGTCCGTTCCTCGGGTACTCGCGCGTCTGATAGCCGAACACCGCGCTCTCAAACTCGCCGTTATGCCTGAAAATTTGATAGAGAAGGCGGTCCCACGCGCCCGCCTGTGAAAGGCCGTCAATTGCCAGCAGCTTCAGCGCCTCGAGCGGCTTGTATCGGACGTGATGCCCGGCCCCGACACCGAATTTGTGCAAATCCAAGAGATTCCGCCGCAGATAGCTTTCGAAACGGCCCTTCGGTATTTGGATTAATTCGAGCAGGTCGCCCCGCGGGAGAATGAATACGTCAAACCACCACCACCGCAGCCCGCCGGAATCCGGCGCAGGGATAAAGTCATTGCCAGTTTCCGATTGAAGTAACTGTTTGATGCTAGGCTTTAAGCGCATTTGGCCGTCCTCGGTTCCCTACCAAGCCGGGTGCCTCGGGCTTTACGTCTACTATGGTAGACACAATGTTTAGCAAATGTCAAATGCAGATCCGAAATTAGCGAAACACGAAACGCGAACGATAGATTTGGTACGCCTGCACCGTTTCGGGTCTGACAACCGCCGGCCTCAGCAACTCCAAGCGCGCGACCTCCTGGTCGAGGTCCACGCCGTGCGCCCGCAGTCCGCACAGCGCGGCGTAGGCATAGACCGCACAGTCCAGCGCCTCAGCCGCGCGGCCCTTGCGCCGCTCCCAGGTCCGCTCCGGCCGGCCGCGGCGGTACGTGGTCTTCAGGTATTCGGAAGTTAGTTGCTCGAAATACGGAAGCCCAACCGTCGCGGGAAAATGAACGCGCCCAGGCCCCTCGGTGATGCGCAGGCGCGCCGCCAGCGTGGCCTTGGGCGAATCCACGCCGATGAGCCACACTTTGCCTTTGCGGGCTTTCGATTCCTTCCGCGGCCAGACCGGGCGCGCGCCGCCTTCGCCCTTGATCGCCCAGACTCGCCGCCCGCGCCGCGCGTCAGCGAAATCGCAGACCGCCTGCGTGAAATGCCCGCCACTGTCGATGCACGTGGCATGAATCGGAACCGAGCCCAGCAACGGGTGCCGCCACGGTTGAAGCAGGAAATCATCCAACGCCGACCACAATTGAGGCGTGGAAGGATCGCCCGGAATCACGCGGTGCGCCATGAGCCAGCACTCCTCGGACCGGCCCCACGCGAAGACGGACGCCTCGACGCGATTGTCCTGCACATCAACACCGGACGTCAGCACGGCCGCGGATTCCGGCAGCATCGGCCCATATTGCTCGCGGCGAGCCAGCAATTCGGCTTCCGTGACGCCCGCCTGCCCGGCATCGTCCCAGAGTTCGGCCAAAGACGTGTTGACGAACGCCCGCAGCCGCTCCGGGTTGCCTTGCGCCTTGAGCCAGTCTTCGGCCAATTCGCCCCACGCGCGCCAGGGTGAGTACAACTCGCTCAGCCGGAAACCCGCAATCCTCGAACCGGGTTTCTGCGGTCGCCAGACGCCTTGCGCCACCATCCACGCCTTGCGGTGATGGGGGATCAGTTTCTCGCATCGCTCGCAACGGTACTCCGCATCGTGCGGCCGACCTTCCGGCCACTCCAGGCGCTTCCATTCGAGCGCCCGGTACTCGCCGCACAGCGGGCAGGGGACGTAATACTCCCGCTGGTCGGATTCCTCGAATGCCGCCGCGATGCGCGAGGCGTCTTTGACCGTCGGGCTTGAAGTCCAGATGACCTTGCGGTTCCAGAACGTGCGCGTGCGCGCGATCGCCAGCGCCGCCGGGTCGCCCTCCGCGCCGGCGGATGCTTCGAAGCGGTCTACTTCATCCAGAAAAAGAAACCGTATCGGCCGGCTTGCCAGCCCCGCGGGCGAATTCGAGCCCACCACGGTTACGTGGCCTCCTTTGAACCGCCGGTGGAAGATCGTACTGCCCGCGTCCCGCGCCTTTGGATCGGCCACTAGCCCGCGAAGGATGGGCATGTCGCGGAACATCGTCGAGATGCGATCTTTGGAAAGCGCCTCGGCCATTGCCAACGTCGGTTCGACAATCAGGCATGGCCCCGGGTCCTCAGCCACCACGTGCGCCAGCAGGCAGAGCGCTAACTGCGTCTTGCTCATCTGGCTGGCCCACATTAGCACGACTTCCTGATAGGGCGAGTGCGGGCCCATGCAATCGAGCGGCTCCACCTGGTAGGGGAAGCACTGCCAGTGTCCCGCCAGCACGCTGCCCTCAGACGATAGTCTGACGTGTTCGTTCGCCCAGGCGGAAAGAGGGACCCGGACCGGCGGCAGCACCGCGCGCGCCGCCGCGTGAACGCAATCAGCCAGCGAGATAGGTAATGTCATCGGACAGTTCCTTCAGGATTGCCCCGCACTCGGTCACAAGAATGGCGTGCGCCTCGCGCGCGTCGGCTGCCGCGGCCATCTGGGGCGCCAGCTTATCGGGCAAGCGCAACACGGCTGTCTTGACAGCGGTCAAGATCGTGACCCATTTGTCGCGGACGCTTGCCGCAGGGAGCAGACTTCCGCGCTTTTGCGCTAATTCAAGTTCGCGCATTTCGGCCAACGCAACTTCCCGGCGGCGACGCGCTTCGGTCGCGCTGACTTTGGCCTGCTGGTCGGATTTGGATAAATGCGGCATTTTTAAATCCTCATAAACTGCGGCCCGCCACGGACCCCTCCGATTCGGAGCCCTACGGCTAGGAAAATTGTGCGATCGGGCTACCCGCGCGGGGCGCGCCCAAAAAATCCTTTGGGCAGCCGGGAGGGCGGGTCCCACAGGGGATGCCCGCCCGTGAGCGCCACGCGGCGCGTGAGCGTGAAAATCTTGTTCACACCTGTTCACACTACGTCCGCACCTCAGTGTGGTCGTAAGCCCTTAATAATAAAGGATGTCCACTTGTCCACACTGTCCGCGCCTAATATCAGGTGTTTGAAAATTATCCCCATATATAGGGGAGCACTGTGGACAGGCTCACTCCTCGACCGTGAACCCGCGTGGGGAGGTCCACAAGCGCATCTTGGCCACGCCATTTTTGTCTCGCGCTGAAATTAATTCGCGCCGGAACCCCAGGCGTCGTAACCGCAGGGCCATGTCCGGCCACGTGACGCGGTTTCCGTGACTAACCAAAACGTGTTTCAGCAGCGCCGGCAAGCAGACGAACAGCTCATCGCTTCCCAAAAAAACTGCTGTGTCCGTGGCCTCGCGCAACACCTTGGCGGCTTCGGCCGGGTTGTCACGACGAAGTGTTTTCTTGAGATTGTCGCGCGCGGCCGAACGCAACCAGTACAATGTTTCTTCTTCGGCCGAGTTTCCGGTTTCCTCGACCGTGGCCGCCTGTGCGATGGCGTCCACCACCTTGCGCCACAGTTCGCCTTTGAGCGGCGGGATCGTGCGGCCCACGGCATCGAGCACCGCCGCGCTGACCTCGCGGTGCGATTGGACGGCCGACGCCGTCCCGAGTTCCACGATGTCACCGTCTTCGAGAACCAGCTCAAAGATACCGTGTTTCCGCCCTAGTTTGCGCACCTTGGCCACGGGGATTCCCAGCCCGCGCCGGACGATTTGAATAGCGGGCGACAATTCCACAGGCGCGGGCGCGGCGTCCGGCGCGGCGTCCGGCTGTGGCGCGTCGTGGGCCGCGCGGCGGCGCGCGTCGACGATCACCGCAGGGTTTGGCACGGGGTTCTCCAGCCACCGGGCGCGGTGTGCGATCAGCAGATCGATGATCTCCTGGTTGTTCCATCCGTCGGCCACGGCGAAGCCGGCCAGCGCAGCCTCGTAGGTTTCGAGCGGCGCGTCCGCCAGGTCGCAGCGCTTATGATCCCAGGTGCGCGCGAAGCCGCGTTCGCGTTCGAGCAACGCCTGAAATTTATCGAACGGCGGCGCGGCGTCCGGCTTGTAGGCGAGCGCCACGCCCGGCCCGCGGAATTTCAAGATTTCATCGAGCGCATCCAGGGAATCCCGGGGCGGTTCGGGGTCGCTCCGAACCGCGTCGAGCGCGGCGCGGATCAGCGCGCCGACTTGCGTGTCCGCCGGCGCGGGCCGGTCGTCATCGTCGAGCGGCCCGTCGTCCTGCCACGGATCGCGCAGGAAGTCGAGCCAGGCGGCGAGCCCGGAGAGCTCTCGGATCCCGCCGCGGTCGAACTGGTCGAGCGTGGCGAGCGCGCTGTGGAGTTCGCTGCTGGCGACAGAGCCCGCAGGCAGTTCGGCGAGCGCGGCCTGGAGTGCGACGAGCGGGTGCGCTCCGGCGCAACTAATTAAACTTCTGGACGAATCGTTGACTTTTGGTGCTACACTAAGCAT